TATTTCCATAACACCCCTTACAAGTTTGCTTTTACAGCTACTCCCTCTCCTAATGATCCTATGGAGCTTGCTAACCATTCAGAGTTTTTGGGCTATCAAAGCAGGTTAGGAATGCTCGCTACCTACTTTATCAATGACCAAGACCACACGAGTAAATGGAGATTAAAAAGGCATGCAGTTGAGAAGTTCTATCAGTTCGTATCAGACTGGGCAATAATGCTAACCAATCCCGCGGATATAGGTTACCCAATGCAAGGGTATGACTTATCAGAGGTGATATACAAGGAGCACCAGCTTATCACTGAAAATGACTTTAGCAATGGTATGTTATTCCCCAATTTGGCTGTATCTGCTACTGACTTCAATAAGGAGTTAAGACGAACCAAAGAGCAACGAATAGCAAAGGCAATAGATATAGCTAATGCGAATGAGGAACCACACATTGTATGGGTGAAACATAATGACGAGGGGAAAGAAGTTACTGCGGGTATTCATGGTGCTGTGGAAGTGTCAGGGAGTGATAAGCCTGAAGAGAAAGCACAAAAGTTGTTAGACTTTGTAGATGGTAAGTTCAGGGTATTAGTTACTAAGCCAAAGATAGCCCAATACGGATTGAACTTTCAGCACTGCTTAAATCAAACCTTTATGAGTCCTGACTTTTCTTTTGAGGGTTTTTACCAAGCTGTGAGACGATCCCACCGCTTCGGAAAGAAAGGAGATGTAACGGTTAATATTGTAACCACTGATACTATGCAGAATGTCATTAGTATCATCAAAGAGAAAGAGAAACAATTCAAACAAATGCAACAATTAATGATTAATAACCAAACACTATGGAACAACCAAAATTCACAGCTATACACGGCGACTGCGTAGAGGAGGTAGCTAAACTCCCTGATAACAGCATTGACTTTTCAATATTTAGTCCTCCCTTTGCTGAATTGTATGTTTATTCAGATGATATACGAGACATGGGTAACTGCAAAGATTATGAGGAGTTCTTTGTACATTTTCAATTCCTTGTAAAAGAATTAGCAAGGGTAATTAAAAGCGGACGATTGGTAGCAGTGCATTGTATGGACTTGCCAGCAATGAAAGTGAAAGACGGATATATAGGACTCAAAGACTTTTCAGGTATGCTCATTCAGTCCTTCCAAAAAGAGGGGTTTATTTACCACGATAGAATAAAGATTTGGAAAAGCCCTGTAGTAGAAGTAACAAGAACCAAATCAATAGGGTTGCTTCATAAAACAATCTTAAAAGACAGCAGTATGTCTCGCACGGGTATTCCTGATTACATATTAGTATTTCGTAACGCTGGTGATAACCTTGTACCTATTACACACCAAGAAACAAATGAGAAAAAGGAAAATTACCTACCAGTGAATTTGTGGCAAAAGTACGCTGAGCCAGTGTGGTATGACATCAATTACTCCGATACCTTGCAATATACCTCTGCTCGTGAAGAGAAAGACGAGAAACATATTTGCCCCTTACAATTGGAAACGATCAGGCGTTGCTTGCACCTATGGAGTAATGAAGGAGAAACAGTGTTAAGCCCTTTTGGAGGGATAGGCAGTGAAGGGTATGAAAGTCTAAGGCTTAATCGTAACTACATAGGGATAGAGCTTAAGGAGTCCTATTACAATCAAATGCAGCGTAATTTAAAGCGTATGATTGCTGATAAAATGCAACCTAAATTATTTTAAATACTCATTCATTCTTTGTCTTATGCCCTCGCTTGTACTTGGAGTGTATGCTCAAGGAGAGGGCTTAGGGCAAAGTTAGTGAGAAAATGTTCATTTAAATAACAAACCATGGAAAGAGAAAGTTTTGTCTTTTACAGGAGCTTTTATGAAGGGATAAAGGAACTGCCGAGAGATATTCAGGGAGAAGTGCTCACAGCCATAATGGAGTATGGCTTAAATGGAGTAACAACTGAAAATCAGAAGCCGATAACAAAAGCGATGTTTGCCCTTATAAAACCTCAATTAGACGCTAATAATCAAAGGTTTGAGAATGGTAGATTAGGAGCAGAGCACGGTAAAAAAGGAGGGAGACCAAAAAAAGAAAAACCCCAAGAAAACCCCAACCTAACCCCTAATGTAAATGATAATGTAAATGTAAATGATAATGATGATAAAGACGCCTCCGCCATCACTGATGAGAAAAAATATTACTCATCTGATAACGGAGTGATAAAATCAATCAGCGAATTAAAACGTGATTATTTAAACGACGAGAATCTTTGTAATGCAATAATCAAAAACCTAAAAGTAATTGATAAAAACATACTTTCTGAGCGATTAGATGCTTTTAATCAGCATTTGGAGTTACAAGGAGAACGATTAAAAGAAGTGAGAGATTACAGGTCACACTTTAAAAACTGGCTTAAAAAAAGGCAAGAAGTGGCAAAAAATACCCCTGTAACCACAGCTCCTAAACGCATTCGCTTTGATGAGAATGGTAATGAAATTACTTATTAAAAAATATTTGAAATGCAAAATAAACAAATACCTAACAACCCTGAATTGGAAGAAGTTGTAATTGGCGGCATGCTCATGGAGCAAAGAGGAGTTACTGAATTTGTCGAGGTAGTAAAAGACACAAATGTCTTTTACAATCAAAAAAACGCAATAATCTATGATGCAATCCTATCTTTATACAAATCGTCTCAAGTAGCGGATTTAATGACAGTTAGTGATGGATTAAAGAAAATGGGTAAACTTAAAGACGTAGGAGGGAGTGCTTATCTTATTGCTCTTACGGAAAGAGTATCATCATCAGCAAATATGCAATATCACGCATTGATTCTTATGCAGTTGTATGTGAAGAGAAAAAGTATTGATGTAGGTTGTCAGCTTATAGAGCAATCCTATGAAGATGATACTGATATTTTTGAGTTATTAGATTATTCCTACAAAGAGCTTGATAAGGTTTCTGATTGGCTATCTATCAAACAACCCAAAGAGATAGGAGATCATTTAACAGAAGTCCTTAAACCTAAGTCAGAGCGTGCAGGCGTTCCTACTGCTGTGCGAGACATCAACCTCAAACTCAATGGCTACCAACAAAGCGACTTAACGATAATTGCAGGACGTCCCGCTATGGGAAAGACAGCATACGCTCTCAATGATGCGCTACATCAGGCACGTTTAGGCTACCCCGTAGGGATATTCTCCCTTGAAATGAGTGCACGACAACTAACTGCGAGGTTATTTGCAAACTATGCGGGGATAGATAGCAATAAATTAGCCTTTGGCACACTCTCGCAAAGCGAATATGATGTTGCTGCGGGGCTTAGGAGTTCTTTCTCAAAGCTGCCTTTATACATTGATGATGAGCCTTACTTGTCTTTGTTATCCTTGAAAATCAAGGCAAAAAAATGGGTAAGAGAGAAGAAAGTTAAGATTATCTATATTGATTACCTCCAGTTAATCAACAATAATCTGAAAGGTAGAACGAGAGACCAAGAAATTAGTGAAATATCTCGCACTCTTAAAGGGTTGGCTAAGGAATTAGATATACCTATCATAGCACTATCCCAATTATCTCGAACAGTAGAGGCACGAGGAGATAAACGACCTATGCTTTCCGACCTCAGAGAATCGGGAGCCATTGAACAAGACGCAGACAATGTACTTTTCCTTTATCGACCTGAATACTATGGCATACCTCAATGGGAGGATAACACCCCTACCACTAATGAAGTGGAAGTTATCATTTCTAAATTTAGAAACGGAACAACAGGAGGAATAATAGCAGGTTGTCAGTTACAGTACATGCGCTTTTTTGAAAGAGGAGGAAACGTAAGCATGAATATTCATCAAGAAAATAATTTACCAAAAATTGACCCTAAAAATAGCACACCTTTTTAAAATGAAAAGTACAAAATTTATAACAGAACTCAGAGCCCGCGGGCTACAAATCACAGAAAAAGAAGCCAAATACCTTATGGAGATAGCTGTAGCTGATTATCGTGAAAATCAAGTTAAACCAATCCTTAAACGGGAGTACATGGCGCATTATATGATTATGGCGTTATCCTATTGCAAAGCTACCAGTGAATTACTTCACATGATTAATGAAAGTTATCCAAGGTTTAGGCTTAAACAGGTATTTATGGAATGCAAGAAGAAAAATAACGAAGTAGTAGAAGAATTTGAAAAAGTAAATAAGATAGACCCACAGATACTCAATGCTTTCAATGCATACGCAAATGATATAACTGAGATAATGTATTTACACATGGACAACATAGATGAAGAGAAAAAAGAACAACTAAGTAAAAAACATGAAAATCATTGACCTATTCAGTGGGATTGGAGGCTTTTCGCTCGGATTTCAGCGGGCAGGTTACCAGTTCACAGAGCACTATTTTTCAGAGATAGATAAACACGCAATCGCAAACTATAAATACAATTTTCCCCATGCCAAATACAT